ATCAGAGAAAGTTGCAATAGGGTTAATTCTTCCTTTATAAAGTGTATCTCTATCTTCTTGTGTTAACTTCTTACGTGCTTTAACCGCATTTACGATACCACGAGTGTAACCTGCCGCTGCAAACCAAGGGAATGCAATGTTGTCGGTTAACGCTAAGTTTCTACAAACTTCAGCTGTTGCTGGAAGGTAGATTTGAGTGTTATTTACCGAATCTCTTGTAAGTACCCAAGGATAGTAAGTTGCGGTGTAGTTAGAATCAATTCCTGTTGTGTCTAAGTTATCAACCGCTTCAGTTGGATAAATTAAATCCGTTGGGTCTGAAGATGATGGTGTGAACATTTTGTAGTCAGGAGTTGTACAGATATACAATGAATCCGCTCTATCATACTCAATCATTTCAACCGCTTGTTCAACCAAGTCACTATTGTTTACATAGTCAATACCAGGTGTTACAAAAACGTTAATGTTAACTGATTCAGGGTTAGAGAATGTCTTCTGTCCCAATAAGTAAGCGTAATAGTCGGTGTTACCCCAATCCATAGTGTTATCACCTACTGAAATTTGTTTAAACGCTCCCCATCCTGTTGCATTTGGGTATTTGATTGAAGAACAAGCTCCATTCAAGTATCCTGTTCTACCTAATACGAATCTATCAAGGTTAGTTCTTGATTCTCTATAGATATCCCATCCGTCAAATCCACCATTACATAGTAATGAGAACTTACGAGCGAATAATCTATAATATTGGTTATCAGTATTTTCAGGGTCAGTTGTAAATGGTGAACTTCCCACATAGAATTTTGGTTGTCCCGCAGTTGCAAATCCTGAAGGAATCAAGATTGACTGTGCGTTTATGTCCATATGATAACCTCTTGTTAAATACGCCCAATTATCACCAGTTGTATCGTTACAAATATCTAATGGAAGTTGTTTACCTTTATAACTATAGAAATCTACGTCATATCCAATTGTGTCAGAAATACCTAAATAAGTTCTTCTTACATTGTCACCCGGACTTGTGTTAGCGTCGTTCGCACCTGTTGAAGTACCGAATGGTTGGTCATAAATAACTTCACCAGGGTAGTCATATTTAGTTTTATAAATTGGGAACGGAGACTTACCACCAGCATACTCTCTTGTTAAATAACCTTCGAAACCACAAGGAAGTGCGTCTATCGGAGCGTCTTCATTCATAGTAATCATCACATATTTTGAGTTCAGTTGATATTCCCCATCAACAGTACCTATCTTTTGTGCGATAAAGTTATTTTCATTTGGATTCATAGCACAATTAGTAAACTTCTCAAGTACCACAGGATTTGCATCACTATCAAAGAAATCTCTAATTAATACATCAAATGTACCGTTACTGAATGAAATGTTTGCTATAGAAATTTTAACTTCAATATTCGCAGAATTACCATCAGCGATTGTTGTAAATTTAAATAAGTTAAATACTTTATTACCTCTTAATTCAGAAACAACCCAAGGAGAACTTGGTGATTGATATTGTTCTAAGTACCAAGCGATTGACGTTCCGTCAGAACCTTGTCTTGCATCAGGTAAAGAAATTAATTCACAATTTAAACCTCTTACATAACCTTTCTTATAACCGTAGTTTAATAAAGCTTGATATCTTTCTTCAACAAACAATGGAACAACCGATTTTGGTTTACTAAAGTTTGACGAACCAAATACTTTTGAAATATATTTTGGGTCTGAGTTAGTGAAAGAAGTTTCAAAGAAATACTGTGTACCTGTTTTTCCTGTAACATTTAAACCAAATGTTGCGTAAGGGTTTGTACTGATTCCACTGTATGGTCCTGTACATAACATTTGAACATCTGTTAATCCTGATACTTCGTATACCGCACCATCGTCATTAGAGTAGTTAGCGACACCTCTTGAACGTAAAGTAGCGATTACTAAATCGTCAAAGTCAGTATAAGCTGTACCTGAATACACATAAATTGTACCCATCATACTTCCACTATAACAAGTTACAAATGAACCTGTATTTTGAGAACCTGTACTTCCTGTTACCGCCGGATTACAAGGATTTTCAATTGTAACACAAACAGTCCATTCAGTTGTAACTGATGCATCTTCAGAAGTTAATACATATGTTAAACAACCACCTGAGAAATCATTAGTAGTTACACCGCTTTGTTGTGGAACTGAATTAACTGTGATATCCGTTGTACATGCACTAAAGTTACTGATAACATTTGTTAAAGTTGCAGATGAGAAAGTGGCGTATGGTAAAATAACATTAATTGTGTTAGTATTGTAATTAATTCCTCCTGTCACACCACTTACACTATAATTCACAAAAGAAGCACAATTTGAAGAGGTTGTTGTTGTTGCAAAATCAACAATTGTTGTGTAGAATGATGAACCTGAATAAACAGAGTTACCAACATTATTAAACAATGAGTAATACCAAGGGTCGTTATTTGGGTCTGATAAATCCGCAGTTGTTGAACTTACATCGTCAACACCGTAAACATTTGTTAAATTAGATGTACCATATGTCGTTACTAAACCATCATAATCGTTACCCTCAATTACTCCGTAGAAATATACCGAAGAGTTTACCAAAGAATTGTTTAAGATTACTTGGTAAATTTGATTTTTAAGATTTGCGTTAATACTTGAAACATTTCCGTTGAATAATTCAAATGGAGTTGTTAATTTATCTTGTATAATTGCCGGTAATGATGAAGTAAATGATATACTTTCAACACCTGACGTACAACCTGTGAAGTTAAATATGAAAGGAATTGTTTCATATTCTAAACATATTGGTTCACAATCTGTTTCGGGAGATGCCGGTTCTGAATTTATACATTTGAATCCTATAGTTGTTGGGTCAACATTCGCTACCGTGTAGATAGACCATGATGGTCCTGCGTCATATCCTGATAACCCTAAAACTCTAGTTACAAATAATTGATTTGATTGTTGTAAATATGATTTTGCGATATACGCCGCCTCATATTTTGGGATTTGTGTGTTCACAAACTTTTCTGGAGAAGTACCACCAAAGTAAGTAGAGAATTCATCAAAATTTGTGATGAAAATAGGTTCAAATGCTGGACCCTTTAGAGTTTCCCCTACTATACCTAAAGTTGTAACACCCACACTTTGTGAAACAAAACTTAAGTCTACCTCAGATGTGTATACACCTGGAGATACAAAAACTTTACTGTTAGATGCCATTACTAGTTTTTTTTATTAGTTAATTTATTTTTTAGATAAATATTTGAAAAAAAAACAAAATACTTGACTTTGTTCAATGTATTTATAAATTGGGTAGAATATTTTCTACCTATTTTCTACTATGGGTGATAATATTAAAAAAATAAAAAATCTTAAGATATCGATTGAAACTCATGATATACTAAAAAAGTATTGTGATAACAACGGTGTGGTTATGTATAGGTTTTTAGAAAAACTTATTTTAGATAACTGTAAACCAAAGAAAGATATCTATGGTGAAAATTAAAGAAGTAAGTTATTAAATTGAATTGTTGACTCTAAACCGTCATCATTTTTGGTAACTTCAATTTTTAAAACATCTCCTGTATTAATTTGAATTTGTCCAACATTTTCACCATAATACAAGTTATTAATATAAACTTCAAAGGTTTTAACATTTTTTGTATCACCAAGATTTAGATTAACTGTGTAATCAAATCTTTGGGAAATTAAACTATTACCTACCACAAATAGGACATTTAAATTAGTACTTGCAGGGTTATCATTTATTTTTTTCTGTTTTCTTGGAACTCCTTTATCTAATTCAACAACTTGTAAAACTCTGTTAATTGCTGGTGAAACTTCAAACTCATCCTCATCAATTAAGAATCCTAACATTGTGAATTCATAGGTCTGAATATAATACTTTCTTTTTTCAATAGTTAATTCCGATTCATCAGTAATGTTACCCATAACAATCGGAATATAGTGTCCTTTAATAACTTGATAAGCTTGTCTTGAAGCAAATTTTTCTAAAACAACTTTATTAAATGCGTTAAGTTCCCTCATTCTATTACAAATAATTTTAACAGAATAAGTAATATCAACAGGTACAGGTTGTGGTATTTTATAAATGTCCATACCATGTCTTTGACCATCCCAAGTAGGTACTTGAGCATAAAAATATAATCTTCTATTTGGAATATTATACATTACCGCAGGATTACTACCAAATTTAACTTCAGGATTACGAATTGTAGTTATCAATGGAGGCTCAACGTTCTTATCTAAATTTTGGAAATCCCATGTTTCAGTGAATTGAGACCAGTTTTGAGTGGTTATTATTATATCAACTGTTGGGATGATTTTTCCTGTAACAACAGTTTTTAATTCATCTCTTACAAAATCTAAAAACCCTCTATCTAAATCAGCATGCAATAAAGATTTTGGTAAATAAGTACCGTCTTTATTTATCTTCTCCAATAACTCATACCTTCTTGGTAACAATGTTTTTGGTTCCGTTAAAGGTAAGTATGGTTTAATTTTTTTAGGTAATGCCATTATTTTTATAATCCTCTAAATTCGTTATTCATAACAGCTGATGCAATTATTGACCTGTAGAATGGTTTATAACCCGCATAAGTATGTTTATTGTCAGACGTAACACGACCATCATTGTTTACCACATAATATCTAACTCTACTTTCAGTTTCATAGTAACCAATATAATCACCATAGTTAACATCAATACCTAACTCATCTAAGTGTCTTTGATACACTCCAACATTTAAATTACCAGGTTCAACTTGGTCTAACTTACTTGAGCCCAAATATTTGTTTTCAGGTGCCAAAATTTTAACATAACCCTTAAATTCAACAGGTGGTAAAAATTTAATACCGTCTTCTAATGTCTCACCATAAACATCATCTGTTTTAGTTTTAGTTCTATCAATCCTATAAAGAACTAATGTAAAGTTCATATCACCTTCCAACCATTCGGAGCCCATAGAGACATCCAAACTAAAATCTTCCTCTCCGAAAAATTTACCAATTCTTGTTATTGGGACTTTATTCTCTGACATATTGATAAATATTAATTAATTGATTATTTTTAAATTAAAAGTGCACATTGGAATCTTTACCAAATTCAAATATCCCAAATACTATTGAGACAAGAGCTCTCTCAATTCTCGAAAGTTATGACGGTGCAAATAATTATATTTTAAAATTAAAAAAGAACCGTCAAAAAAATAAAAAGTTTTATTTGACTCGTTCACAGTCAGATTATATCTTAAATTTTCACGATAAACAACCAAAAGTAGCAAAAAAGTGGGTTGATTTAGACCCGTACTTCTCAAAAAAAATTGCAGATGAAAAACTTTATACTGAAATACCTAACAATGTATGGGTTGAGAAGTTATTAGCTGAGAAAGAAAAATCTTATCATATTTGGGGTAAATTATTCGAATCTGAAGAAATTCACGATTTTTGGTTACCAAAAGGAGCATTAATTAAAACACATGTTGTTGAAAAAGTAACCATAGATTATTCAAAATACTCACATAGACCACCGTTAGAACATCAAAAAGAAGCAATTGAGAAACTTGTAGGTAGTAAGAGATTTATTTTAGCGGATGATATGGGGTTGGGTAAGACCACATCAACAATCATCGCAGCTTTAGAGACAGGTTCTAAAAAAATTCTTATTATTTGTCCCGCATCGCTCAAAATAAACTGGGAAAGGGAAATAAAAAATTATAGTGATAGAAGTGTTTATATTGCCGATGGTAAAAATTTCTCCATTGACCATGATTTTGTCATTGTGAACTACGATATCCTTAAAAATTTCTACGACTTAAAGGAAAAAGAAAATTCATTAATATATCAATTTAATCCTGACTTAATTATTATAGATGAAGCCCACTATGTTCAAAATGGTCAGGCTCAAAGAACAAAATTGGTTAATAATTTCTCAAAAAAGGTTGATAGGTTGTGGTTGTTAACCGGTACACCAATGACATCAAGACCTATGAATTATTTTAATTTGTTAAGTTTAATTGAAAGTCCTGTTGCTCAGAATTGGATGGCCTATGCCATTAGATATTGTCAAGGATATCAGTTTAAGGCTGGAAATAGAAAAGTTTGGAATGTTACAGGAGCGTCAAATTTAGAAGAATTGAGAGATAGAACATCAAGACAGGTATTGAGAAGATTAAAAGAAGATGTTTTAGATTTACCTGATAAAATCATTACACCTGTTTATCTCAGATTGAGGTCAAGATTATATGAAGGACTAATGGGTGAGTATTACAATTGGTACGACAATAAAAAAGAAGAATCTTCGTCATTAACCGTACAGTTCTCAAAACTTATGAAGGTTAGACAAGTTATTTCAGAAGAAAAAGTTAGTAGTACAATTGAGTTGGCTCAGAACATTTTAGACCAAGATAAAAAAGTAATTATTTTTACTAATTTTACTGAAACTTTAAACAAGATAAAAGAACATTTTGGTAAACAAGCAGTTCATTTAGATGGTAGTTGTTCAAAACCACAAAGACAATATGCGGTCGACCAATTCCAAGAAAATGACAAAATTAAAGTATTTGTTGGTAACATTAAAGCTGCGGGTGTTGGTATTACTCTTACCGCAGCTGAAGCGGTTATTATAAATGACCTTTCATTTGTGCCTGGTGACTTATCACAAGCTGAAGATAGAGCGTATCGTTACGGCCAAAAAAATTCAGTATCAGTTTACTACCCAATATTTGAAAACACAATAGAAGGAATCATATACGACATGATTAATAATAAAAAACAAAACATTGCAACTGTTATGGGGGATAACCTTAATTCAGGTGATGTTGTAGAAGAAATCATGAATAAAATTAATAACTTAAGATAATTTGAACTTTCAGATTATTTATTATTAAAATAATACTGTATGAAAAAGATTGAAGAAAAAATCAATCTGATTAACGAACAACTTTTAAAAGAGGAGTACCAGACAAACAAAAAGTTCATTTTATCAGAAATGAAACGTATAGGTATTGAAGAATTACCTTACTCATATTCTGCTTTAAAAAACTTTATTGATTCAGAAACGATGTCTACCCATTATAATAAACATTACAAAGGGTATGTTAAAAAATTAAACAAGGCACTTTCTCAAAAAGACTACGGAGATTTAGAGTTAGAAGAAATCATTAAATCAATTAGTAAGTACGACGAAACTATACGAAATAATGCGGGTGGAGCTTTCAATCATGCATTATTTTGGAAAATGTTATCACCTAAAAAACAAAAAATACAAGGTGATATTTTAGAAAAAATTAAAAAAGATTTTGGAAGTTATAGAGAATTTAAAACTATTTTTGAAGAATTTGCTCAAGAAAGATTTGGTTCAGGATGGGTGTGGTTGATACTAACAAAAGGTGATAAACTAAAAGTTATGTCAACACCAAACCAAGATAATCCACTCATGAATGTTGTTAAAAATGGTGGTTATCCTATATTGGGATTAGACCTTTGGGAACACGCTTATTATTTAAAATACAAAAACGAAAAAAACGATTACATCAAAAATTTTTGGGACAGTGTCAATTGGCAGTTTGTCAACAAAATGTTAAAAATGAAAATGAAGACAAAGTTAACAGAATCTATCTTCTCAAGAAATCTTCTTACTGAGTCAAAATCTACATCTTGCACTTATGAGATGGCTCAGACATATAGATTCATATTCAACATCAATGATGAAGTGAAGAAAATATTCATGTACAGTATTAATGATGTCTTGAAAAATGTTTTTCCTGATAATTTCTATAGATACAATGAATATGAGAAAGGTCAGATGTCAGGAATTTATGATTTAGAAAGAAAAGGTAGGTCAGTAATTAATAGACTTAACACAAACTATTATGGTTTTTGTATTCTTGTTAATGATTTAAATAAATTGCTAAAATCACAAAACCAACCTGTTTTAGATTTTGTTGGTAAAACACCGCAAGAACAAATAGATGAAGTTAAAAGAATGACTTCATTAATTGGGAGATATGGTTCAAGAATTTTTAATCAAGAATCTGACACTTTTAAAAACATAATGGAAATTCTTGGAGAGAAAGACAGACAAGGTAATAAAACCGAAGATTTAACAGTAAAAATTCTAAAGAAAAAATTTGGAGATGAGAATGTTACAAGAATTGGTGAACTTGGAAGTGAATTAGATATGGTTAAAGGTATTGACTGTATTATCAAAGATAAAGGAAGAGAATATACCGCACAAATCAAACCTTATTCAAATATTTCAGAATCTGAAAATGAAATAACTATTTTAAATTCAGGTCAAGTTAAGAAATATAGTACAGACTGGATAATATTCAGTAAGGGAACAACTATTTTAGTATTTGAAAATTCAGGAACAAAAATAGTTGATGGTAACTTTGTATTTCCACAAGATAGTTTAATTTATACACTATCTTAATATTTATAGAATAAAAACCTATGTCAATAATTTCTGAACCATATAGAACCCAACTCTTCACTAAATTAAGACATCTTCTTGGTGCACCATTAAGAAGTATTGAATTAGAAGATGAACAATTAGATTCTCTTTTAGAGTTGTCTATTGAAGATTATTCACAATACATTCAAGATTGGTTAATTGAATCTCAATGGTCATCATTGTATAATCTTAATTTAGATACACAGTCTTTATCAAGAGCATTTATTACTAAAGATTTTAATTTTGAAGAGAGATATACTTACGCTTATTCCAAAATTGTTGGTTTACAAGCAGGTGGTGATTGGGAATTAAAAAAAGATTATATCCAACTTGTACGAGGACAACAAATTTATGAAATTCCCGCAGGAAGAGAATTAAATGAATTGTTATGGTTCACACCCGCAACATTAAATAATATATTGTTTGACCCTTGGAGTTTTGGAGCGTTAGGTGGTACAGGTATCGGAGGTCCGGGAGGTTTCTCACAAATGGGAGGTTCGGGTTCATACTTTATGATGCCTGCATTTGACATGTTATTAAGAATGCAAGAGATTAACATTCAAAGAAGAATTATTGGAGGTGATTTAACCTATAGAATTACCGCACTTCCTGAAGGTAAAAAAGCAATTCATTTAATGAATACTCCAGGTGGTAAATTTGATTTTGGTAATTCAACATTAATGAGAGGTAAAGTTTGGTATTGGTATTACGATACAGGACAAGGTGATAGAGATAAATGTCTTAAAGACAATCCTGATATCATTAAATTACCTTCAGACGTTCCTTTTGAAAAAATTAATTGGGATGATTTAAATAACCCCGCACAAGTTTGGGTTCGTAGATGGTTCTTCGCTTATGCAAAAGAAACATTATCAAGAGTAAGAGGTAAATTCAGTGGTAATATCAAAACTCCTGATTCAGAATTAACAATGGACTACGCATCGTTAGCAACTGAAGCTAAAGATGAAAAGACAAAATTGATTGATGAATTAATTGGCGCTGAAGGTCGTCTAACAAGATTAAAACCTGAAAAGGTAATGGAACGTGAAGCGTTATTGGCTGAAAACTTAAATAAGATTAAAAAGTTTACAGCAATGCCAAGACAAATATATGTAATATAATTTATGACTTTTTTAGAAAACAAATTTATCAAAAAACAAATTGGTGAAAAAAGGTTTGGTGTTTATCCAACAATTTTAACATCAGAATCCCCTGATTTACTTGGGAAAACTTATTTAACACAATCAGAAAATTTTATATTAGTAAAAGACATTACTGATGGTGAAATCATTTTAAATAACCTTGTTACTCAACACATAGTAATTAAATGTTTGGGTAGAATTGTTGTAAAACCTTTAAATAATAAAATTGACGATGACTATGATGAAATTGAATTAGGTAAAGGTTCTTGTGTTGAATTTTTCTTAGTTGATGGTAGTTGGTATATCATATCATCTGATGGTTTAAAACAATCCTAAAAAAAAAGGAATATGTAAATTAAACATATTCCTTTTTTAATTATACCATTTCTTCCCAACCTTCTTCAGCAAGTTCATAAATGTATTCAGGGTTAATACCTCGTTTTCCCCAATACACCATTTCTTGGTCTGTAATAGTTAACAAATCTTCAATACTATCTTGGTCACCTGATTCAAATGGAACACCATTAATTAATTTACATTGGTCTTTAGTAAACAACCCTCTGTCTTTAGGGTCAGTAACAATTAAATTATTTCTTACTTCTTCACCAAATACAATTAATAATGGTTCAATTCTTTTGTTAAAGGTAACAATTGCTCTTGCTACATTGTATTCACCTGTCATATCAGGGTTTGATTCCAATTCAGATGGGTCAAGACGATAACAATTAAGTTGAACTACTGAACCGACTATATCTGAAAATGCTATTTGATATGCTCGGTCTGTTGAAATTCCTGTATTCGCTTCCTTATTTGTCGCATCACTACGGACCCAGTTATCCTCACCCCAAGATTGTTCCCATCCATTTTTTTGTAAAAATTTTACCTTTTCTTTTCTATCTTCATTGGTTTTGAAAAATATATCTAATTGTTCTTGAGACCATCCTTTTTTAGGTTTATTAACCTTTTGAACATCTCCGTGTGACGCTTTTACACCATTATTCACATAGAATATTACATCCCCTAAACTAACTGCAATTCCATCACTAATTGCTAATTCCATATGAGCCATACGAGACATTTCATTTCCCGCTTTGGTCTTTTCTTTTGAACGTTTGTTATAGTCGTCAATAGATAGTTTTACTTTTGCTCTTTGAGCAATCTTCATTAAAGGAATTTGTTGGTTAAAGATTACTTCCAAATATTCATAGTACCACTCAACAAAAGCTTGACCATTACCCTCAAGTAACATCTTAATTCCCTTATCCAAAAAATCCTCAATATAAAGTGGTAGTTTCTTACTCTTGATTGAGTTACCTGTAAGTTTAATCTTACCATTGTGTTCCATTGTTGCGTAGTTCTTACGAGCAATGTTCATACAGGATTTCCATGTTCCATCACAGTCAAGACCCATCGCACCTTTCATAAACATATCGTTAAACTCAGCAACATCGGCATCATAACCTTTGTATTCCTTACCTTCTTTAACCAACCAATTCTTACCTTTACCAATGTATCTTCTATCATCCACACCACCTTCAGGTAATGAGAAGTTCATACCATCCGTATCACATACAAGTGGGGTATAACCTCGTTTCATAAAGAAACGTAACATCTGACGAAGGTATTGTCTTCCTGTACAGGTAATCTGTTCACCCATATACATGTCACCCCAGTGATATACTTGTGGAGCGGATAATGCACCGAACATTGAGTTGATGAAAATCTTAATCGGTAATTGTTTTCTATCGTAAGACGTTGCTTGTTTTTTGTCAATATCCTGATATTCCTTTGCCAAGTTTTTATACTTGATACGAGTATTACGGAAGTAATTTAACATTCCTTTCATCGCCCCTGTAATATCACAAGTTGGAAATACATCATGAACAAGTTGTATTGACGGATAAAGTGATGAGAAGTCAAGTTTCAATACATCGGTAGAAAATCCTACTTTAAGTAGTCGGGATAATCCTCCCACAAACTCTGTCTTTTCATTCTTTTTAGGAATTGCTAATTTGTGTTTGTATGACCAAGCTCTCATTTGGATTTCCCATAATGTTGCAGTTCCCATAGTAGAAACCCTTTCATATGTTGTTGGGACCAAAGACGCAAGTAGGAATGAACCTTGATT